AAATTTAAAAATATATGTTGACAACTAAATACATATATGTTATAATAAAGATAGTTAAAGAAGAGCAAACAAACAGGAGGAAAATAAAATGACTAAAACAGAAAGAACTAAGTTAGAGAAATTAGAAAGAGATGCATGGAACAAATTGCAGGAGTCAGTTAAAGTTAATGGCTCAAGACACGAGTCTACAATAAATCTTAGAGGTAAATGGATGGGCATCAAATGGCAATTGATGTGTTATAAGGAGGAAAATAAAATGACAAGCAGAGAATTAGAATTAGTAAGAAGAAGGGAAAAAGAAGCATGGGTACAATTACGCAAAGCATCTGAACTGTATGAAATGGGAGACAGAAGGGTTTTAAGGCTTAGAGCAAGATGGTCTGCAATATCAGATATACTTGATGAGTTAGAAGAATTTGAACGTATAGAAAACATATAAAGGAGGAAAAAGAAATGACACAGAAAGCAAAAATATTAGTAAACATGTATTACAAAGTATTAGAACTTCACCAATCAGATTCAACCAACAACAAAGCAAATATTAGAATGATGTATAACGCAAAATTTAGTTGCATGTCTGATTTACAACTTTTAACACATGAAGAATATGTAGAATGCTTAATAAGAACATCTGAAATATTGGAAGGAGGTGAAGCATAATGTACAAATTAGGCTTAAAGTTTAAGGGAGAATGGACTTACATTAAAGTAAAAACAGATGAAGAATTAATTCGAGAGATAAGGAATAACATCACAATAGCTCAGAAAATATCAATCGGTAAAATTAAGGAGGAAAGCAAATAATGAACAAATCACAGCAATTTATATTATCAGAACACCTTGAAGAGATTAAAGATGCAGCTCAGTTCACAACATTTTTGGCAACTAAAAGAGTAGACACTTTAACACGGGAAGAACTAGCCGAGTTATGTAACATCACTGTTTTACTTGATGGCGCAATATACAGAATTGAAAAAATTATCCAAAACTAGAAAATATTTACAATTTGTTCATACTTTGTTCACAATTAACTGTTATAATATAATAGTAGTAAGGAAATGGAAATAAAAGGGAGGTGAGAAAGTGTTAAAAGAAATGTATGCACAGTTTAAAGCGTTTGGTTCAACCACATGCGAAAGTTATTATATGCTACAGGGAACATATTATATCTTTTCATTAGTAGGCACAGATATGGTAATGGAGGTATTCACAGACTCACCTTCCCTTTACTCAGACGCATCATTATCAATGATGATAGAGAGAGAATTTATCAAAATAGAATGGATTAAGTTCAGTAGGAGGAATAGAAATGTTTAACGCTAGAGAGCAAATCATAGCTTATGCTAAATATTTAGATGATATAACAGACGATATGGCTATTAAAGAAAAAGTAATGAAGGGTTATATCGATTGTTTATGGAACAATAATATTATTAGCGCAAAGTATTATTATAGGCTTATTGAATGGTTATTAGAATAATTACTCCCGGATAGGTGTAGGGCGATAGGAGTGAGGGGTTCGATTCCCCTCTCCGGGAATGGGGCAAATAAAAAACAAAGACATCAGGACTCCGTCGCTTCGCGACACCTAATGTAAGACTCTACAGTGCAAGCCCTAAGAAAAAATATCTTATAAAAGAAAAGGAGAAACAAACATGAAGAAGGAAAAATTAATCACAAGGACATTCGTAATCACACAGGCTACAGTTTTGAGCTTAAACGTTGAAACGGCCGAACCCAGCACATCAGTGTATGAAATGCCGGGACTTTACAAAACAGACGAAGCATTACTTAAAGCGGTAAAAGAACTTCACGACACAGACAAAGATAAGGCAGTTGCAGTAACAGCAAAGACAGAGATTGAAGAGCTTAGAGGTATCACTGAATCAGCATTCCTTGCAAATTCTTCTGTACTTCCAGCAAGAGAGAAAAAAGAAGCATAATCTAAACAAAATAAAATTATATAAAAACTAAAAGGAGATAGAATCATGAAAATAACATTTGAAAGCAGAGATTTTACACCAACAGAGAAGTATCTTATGACAAAATCACCCTCCATTATTTCCGTTAAAGACCTTGAAGACGGATACACCTTAAATGTAAAAGGGTATCTTGAGTATGAGGATGAAAATTCAAAAGGTGAAACTTCTTACATGATGTCCATTATTGGTATTGATGGATTTGGTGATAATGTTGTCATTAGTACACAGTCAGCCACTTTTAAACGCAATTTTGAAGAAATATCTGAAATCTTTGAGAATGAACCTTTCACTATTAAAAAGATTTCTGGAACTACAAAAGCGGGACGCCCATACGTAAACTGTGATTTAGCACAGTAAATTTAAACGGTACTTATAATTGATGCATAGTAACACCTTCCCTAGTCAATAACGTAATCAGGACTCCGTCGCTTTGCGACACCTCATTACAAACAATGGCTAGGGAAGAATTTTACCACTAAAGGGGTGTATAAATGGCAAAGCGAAAATTAACACCAATTCAACAACAATACCGTAAAGAGCGTCGTCGAATAAAAAACGCAATGAACCGCTTAGAGAAGCAAGGATATGTACTACCAGACGATTTACTTCCATCTACGCCTAAGAAGGTTACACAGGCTTCAATAAGAAGACTAAAAAAAATTACCTCCGAAGCAATTTATAAGAAATCAAAAAAGCTTGATTTTGAAACAGGAGAGATAACCCCCGGTATTGTAGCAAGAGATAAGGCAAGAAGTCAAAGAGCAAAAGAAGCAGCAAGAACAAGGGCAATAAAGAAAGAATATACTGAGTCTAAAGTTTACATTGAGCCGCAAGCATATACGACATTTCCATCAGGAGCAGATATCATTATCAACAACTTCCGTTCTGATGTAATAGGAAGGTTCCCCGAATCAGCAGGCCCTATATTAAATAGATGGATTGACGGTTTACTTGCACAGCAGGACAAAGAAGATGTAGCAAATATGTTAGAAACAGGCGCGGAAAATGGGGTAGTAATCGATTATAAGGTGGCATACAATACAGAAGCACTAATGGGGGCAATTGCAGATTTTATGGATTATCTTGATACGACATCAGGGTTTAAACAAGACTTAATGGATGCCCTAGAATTTGAGGAAGATTGGGAATTGCCGGATTAAATGAAAATAAAGAAGTATAGATACTTCGCAAGCGACTTTGAAACTACAGTATATAAAGGACAGACCTACACCGAAGTGTGGGCTTCTGCTTCAGTAGAATTACATACAGAAGACGTTCATATCTTTCATTCTATAGGAGAACAGTTACAATATTTCATTTCCTTGAAGCATAACGTCATTGCTTATTTTCATAACCTAAAGTTCGACGGTAATTTCTGGTTATCATATCTAACTGTTGATTTAGGACTTAAGCAAGCTTATGAAGTATTAAAAGATGGCGATTTCCCTATAGTGAAATGGAAGAATGAAAAAGACATGGATAACAATACTTTCAAGTATGCGATATCTGATATGGGACAATGGTACACAATCATAATCAAGATAAACAATGTGTTTATTGAGATAAGAGATTCACTTAAATTGTTACCATTTTCAGTTAAACGTATAGGTGAAAGTTTTGGAACAAAGCATAAGAAACTTGAAATGGAATATGAAGGTTTTCGCTATGCTGGATGCGAAATAACAGAGGAAGAAAAGAAGTACATAGCAAATGATGTTTTAGTAGTAAAAGAAGCATTAGAGATTATGTTTGAAGAAGGTCATAACAAGCTTACTATAGGCTCATGTTGTTTGGCTGAGTTCAAGAAAACGTTTGATAAAGAAGACTACAACAATATCTTTCCCAACCTTTATGAAATACCTTATGAGGACAAAACAGTAGGAGATTATATCCGGCGTTCATACCGTGGAGGATGGTGCTATCTTCTAAAAGGGAAACAAAATAAGATATATAAAAACGGCTGCACATTGGACGTAAATTCTCTTTACCCTAGTATGATGCACAGTATGTCAGGTAATAGATATCCGACCGGAAAGCCGCATTTTTGGAAAGGTTATATTCCAGAAGAAGCAATAGCATGGAATCGATATTACTTTGTAAGGATAAAGACAAGGTTTTATTTAAAGAAAGGAAAATTGCCTTTTGTTCAAATTAAGCATTCACTCTTATATAAAGGAACTGAAATGCTTGAATCATCCGATGTGATTAACCCTGAGACAGATGAGCATTCTCCTTATTACACTAGAGGGGAAGAGGTAAAAGATACAAGGGTTGAAATGGTTTTAACCATGACAGACTATGAACTGCTGAAAGAGCATTATGAGCTGGTTGATTTTGAAGTAATAGACGGTTGTTGGTTCTTTTCAGAAATAGGGCTATTTGACCCCTATATTGATAAGTATGCGGCCATAAAAATGACATCAAAGGGCGCAAAAAGAGAATCAGCAAAACTGTTTCTAAATAATCTATACGGAAAACTAGCAAGTAGTACAGACAGTAGTTTTAAGGTGGCATATGTAAAGGAGGACGGTTCACTTGGTTTCTACACAGTATCAGAACATGACAAAGCACCGGGGTATATCCCATGCGGAAGTGCAATTACAAGCTATGCAAGGAATTTTACTATCAGAGCAGCGCAAGCAAACTATGACCACTTTATTTATTCAGATACAGATTCGATTCACTGTAATATGAATCCACTGGATGTAAAAGGAGTTAAACTTGATTCATCTAAATTTTGTTGCTGGAAGCCTGAGTCACAATGGGATGAAGCAATGTTTATAAGGCAGAAAACCTATGTAGAACATATTACGCATGAAAATCTAAAACCAGTGGAAACACCTTATTATGATATCAAGTGTGCTGGAATGCCACAAAAGTGTAAGAATCTATTTGAATGGTCAATGAGTGATGATTTACCAGAGGACGTTAAACTGAGTGAGGAAGAGGAGGAATTTGTTAAATGCAGAAGGGAATTAAAAGATTTTACGATTGGCTTAGAGGTTCCGGGGAAATTACGCCCCAAGAGGATGAAGGGCGGTGTATTACTCGTGGACACCACATACAAGATGAAATGACAATAAAGGCATTGAGAAGACAGGTAAAATTATTAGAGAATGACTTAGATAAATTATCTAAAGCTTATGTAATAGAACAAGATATGAACCATAGTATAGCAGAGTTAAGAGAACAAGTAAGCGAATTAAAAATTGAGAATACAAAGGTTAGGAATTATATAAAATTTTATAGTATGAGTTTATATGAAGCAATTTATGAAAGGGGTATTTAAATGGAAGATATAATCTTAATGATTTTAACATGGGGTGCTGAACATGATATACATTGGTATTTATCTGGAACCGTATTATTACTAATGCCTGTGTGGGCTTACTACTGGTACAAGATTGGAAAAGACTTAAGAGGGTTTATTAAAAGAAAACATTGAAATAAATTTAAGAGCTACAGCACTAAAACTGTAGCTCTATTTATATCTTTACACATGATATCTCAGCGCGCCCTGTAAAAACGAAAAGTTGGTAGGGCGATTTCTTCCACCCGTACAGCCCCTACTCCCTCACTGAAATTGACATGTGGAGATACCTAACAGGATGTTTCACGTGAAACATTAATAGGATAAAGCTTTTAAAATTGCTTCCTTACATCTTAAATCTTTAAAACGAAAACACCCCTTCTCAAAATAATCCCGTAATGTCTGCAAGAACATATCGTTCCTCTTAAGCATTACATAGTTTATCTCATGGTCGTCTGTCGTGACCGTTATCTTCAGTCGGAAAGTATTATCAGGCTTGTCATCCATATAGATAAAACCTTGCTCAAGATATTCACGGATTCCATAATTAACCCCGTTGTATCGTATCGTGCATAAGTATCTGCCACTACCAACAGGCCGTTCAATAAAAGCCTTGTTGTCATTAAGATAAACAGACATTGAAGAATAGGCAACATAATCGTTTTTAGCAAATGCCCGGTTAAATGCACTTTCTTTCTGTGCTTCTGATGCTGTTTTATTAAATCCTTGTTCCAGAACAAATCCATTACCTCGTAGAAACTTAGTGTCTTCTCTCAGTCTACTAGAAATACCCAGCTCTATATAATATGGGTTAATGATAGTAACCGGGTTGCCTATCATATAAACAGGTAAGTATCTAGCCATTTCCCCGTTTCCCCTTGCCACACTAGTATGAAGAGAAATGAACTTGCGTATTTCATCGGAACAATATCGGTTGGATTCACTCTGAAATTCATCAATAATCATGTGCTGTGTGTCACTGAACAGATGGGAATATTTTTTAAGCTGGTCAGCACTGTTAAGTGAAACGGCATAACCGCAGGATGTTTCATCAAGAAAGAGTTCGTGAAAGATACCAGATGCTCTTCTCTTTGACTCCATAATCTGACCTGGATAGAAGATTGCTTCTAAGTCTTTAAAGAATTTGTCGGCTACATCGTCAAGCTCATAGTTGTATCGATAAACAAGCATGAATTTTTCACCATACTTCTTGAATCGGTTCACAACATAGTTATTAAAAAAAGTTGTCTTACCAGCACTTCGGTTGGACGTGCAGATATATATCTCGGGCTTCTTCCCGTTTAAGTCTCGCATCGACAATAGTCGGTTTCCATCATAAAATTCAGACAATTCAGACAATTCCCCTTTCTATCTGTTCTATAATAAGTATAACATAGTTCTTGACTTTTGTCAACTAAAGTGTTATAATTAATACAGAAGGGAGGGTTTAGTACATTGCCAGATACAATTATTAATGCGGTACAATCGTTAGGAGTCGCAGTGGTATTGTGTTTATTAATGGCTTACTTTGTGAAGTATATGTTCGATAAATTTATGTCTCAGAGAGACGCGGACTCGCAGTTATACAACGAACAGATTTCAGCTTTAAAGGATGCCATAAATAATAACACTATCGTAATGACAAAAATTTTGTCAGCACTTGATGTAAAGGAGACATAGTTATGACATGCACAGCAATTAATATGCCCGAGACAGTCAGCGTAGCATTACTTGTTATAGCTGGACAGTTCGGGAACGGAGAAGACCGGAAAGTGAAGCTGGAAAAAGCTGGATACAACTATGCTCAGGTACAAAAATGTGTAAATGAACTTCTTCCTATTCTAACGAAATACGGAGGTAAATGAAATGCCAGCAAACATACAGATAGCGTACAATTGGGCTGTTGAAACCTGTGCGAAGCCAAACGTGGGATATTCCCAACAGTTTCGTAATCAGGTCACAGTAAACGGAATCACGTATTATGACTGTTCGTCGTTTGTCTGGTATGCATTAATCGCCGGGGGTTTTGACATGGTGGGTGAATGGGGAACATGGCCGTTCACCACCGGAACTATGGGAAGTGTTCTAAAGAAAATGGGCTTCACAAAATATCCTGCCACTGTAGAGTGGAAACCAGCAGACATATTAATCAAAACGGGCCATACCGAAATGGCATTTGACCGAACAAGAAGCATGGGCGCACATACCAGCAAAGTTCCTCTGGATGAACAAGTTTCTATCAATGCAAACGATTCAACAGGGAACGGTTGGTTTGAATTATACCGTTGGGAAAACGGGGCTGATAATGAGTGGATTAAAGGGAATAAATACCTTACAATAGGAGAGATGCAAAATAATGCATCAATTATCTATCCCTATCTTTTAAATAAAGGGTGGACGAAAGAAGCTATCTCCGGCATGATGGGGAACATTCAGAAGGAATCCACGGTAAACCCGGGAATATGGCAGAATTTGACTGTAGGGACGGGCGGGTATGGTTTAGTACAATGGACACCTGCTACGAACTGGACAAATTGGGCCGACACCCATGGTTATGCGCATGACGACGGTTACGGGCAGCTTGAATGGATTGACACAGAAACAATTCCATTCGGTCAGTGGATACCAACAGCACAGTATCCAGAAACATTCACGGAGTTCAAGGTAAGTACACAGACTCCCGAATATCTAGCAGATTGTTTTTTAAAGAACTTCGAAAGACCGGGTACGATTGACCAGCCCGACAGACAGGAAATGGCAAGGTACTGGTATGACTGGTGGAACAACGATTACGTACCACCGCCTAACCCACCTTCGAATGGTGGAGAGTGGTCAAGGAAATTACCAATATGGTTTTATTTGAAGAGAAAGGAGATTATTTGATGCCGTATTTAAACAAAGATGAATTTATGGCAAGAATCAAGGAAAGAATTGGTGAAGATATGTCAGACGAAGCAGTAAGCTTCATCGAGGATGCCAATGACACGTATGATGAATTAATCAGGCGTTCAAGCGATACCGAAGACTGGAAGACAAAGTATGAAGAAAATGACTCCCAGTGGCGGCAGAAATACCGTGAACGCTTCTTCACTTCCGGTGAAGAGATTAAGGAAGAGCAGGAAGAAAACATAAAGGACGACGGAGAACCGCGTACCTTTGAAGAATTGTTTGAAGAAAGAGAGGGCTAATATGGCTACTATTCCAAAAATTAAAACCCTGACGAATACCAGCGTAGATGTGCTGAACGTTATCAGGGAAAATGCAACTCAGAACTACCGGGACTATGTTCCGAAAGCCACGCCGAACGCTGATTCCATCAGAGAGATTGGCGCAATTATTATGGATTATCCAGCATTACAGAACGAGTTCTTATCTGCACTGGTTAACCGTATCGGGCGTGTTCTTATTACATCTAAGATGTATGACAACCCATGGAGAATGTTTAAAAAAGGAATGCTTGAGTTCGGTGAAACCATTGAAGAGATTTTCGTTAACATGGCTAAGCCATTCCAGTTTGACCCTACAGTCGCAGAATCAGAAGTATTTAAACGTGAGATTCCAGACGTAAGAGCGGCCTTCCATATTCTGAATTACAAGAAGTTCTATAAAGCTACTGTACAGAACGACAGCTTACGTCAGGCGTTTCTTTCATGGCAGGGCATTACAGACCTGATTGCTAAGATTGTTGATGCAATGTACACAGGCGCAAACTACGATGAATTTATCACAATGAAATACATGTTGGCAAGGCATATTCTGGATGGGCATATGTATCCTACCCCGATTCCAACTGTTGAGACAGCTAATATGAAAGCAATCACGACAGCCATTAAGGGTGTTTCTAATGAGTATGAGTTCCAGAGCAACAAGTACAATCTTGCTGGTGTTTATACCCATACAATGAAGCGTGACCAGTATCTTTTACTTAACGCTAAGTTCGATGCCGCTATGGACGTTGAAGTTCTTGCTTCTGCATTCAATATGGATAAAGCGGAGTTTATGGGGCAGAGAGTATTGGTAGACAGCTTCGGAAATCTGGATTTACCGAGACTTCGTGAGCTGTTTGCAAATGACCCGACTTACAAAGAGCCTACTCAGGCAGAACTTACCGCATTAGACCAGATTCCTTGTGTTCTGGTTGACAAAGATTGGTTCATGATTTTTGATAACTTCTATAACTTTACAGAACTTTATAACGGAGAAGGTCTGTACTGGAACTACTGGTATCATGTATGGAAGACATTCTCTGTTTCTCCGTTCGCTAATAATGCGCTGTTTATTCCGGGAACGCCGGGTGTTGCTTCTGTAACTGTTACACCGGGAGCTGTGACAGCGGCAGTAGGGCAGTCAGTACAGTTCAATGCGGCTGTAGCAACTACTAACTTTGCGCCTAAATCGGTTGTTTGGACAGTATCTAGTGAGAATGCTACAGTAGACCAGTCAGGTAAGGTCACACTGCTTACGGGTGCTACAGGCACTATTACAGTTACAGCTACCAGTACATTTGATAGCACAAAGACGGGAACAGCTACGATTACTATATCAGCCTGACTACTATCAATTCAAGATGTAAAGCTGATTGATGGTAATCTTGTTGTAACATACAATGAAGGTGATGGCTTGAACTTAACCAGAGTTAATGTAGTAAACGGTAACTTAATGGCTTACTATCTAGATGATAAAGGTGATGAAATGGTAGTAGATTTAGGTAAGGTTACAGGGGCGCAAGGACCTAGAGGTGAAACAGGTACAACCGGAGCGCAAGGGCCGCCGGGTATAAAGGGGGATAAAGGAGATAAAGGTGATATAGGCCCTACACCGACATTCTCAATTAACGCAGAAGGGCATTTAATAGCAACCTATCCTAATGCGTAATGTTGACTTAGGTCTTGTTTATATTCCACCGTGGTATGATTTGAATAAAGCTTTTACTTATCCGTCAGTCGTCAGTGGCATGATTGGCGGATATTTTAAAACAGCAGACATGTGTTATTTGTCTTTTCATATCAATTCCGCAACGGATGTAACATTAACATTCCCCCGACCCGTTAATGCATACAAGGCAAATATAACAATTGATAACACATTGACAGAAATAATGTTTGACGGAACTATTTCAATTAAAGCGAATACTTCCGTAAATTGGCAGGAGGTTTACAAATGTATATAGCTCCTACAAGTATTGTTAAAATACTTAGAAACATTCCTTTAGATAATACGTATAAAGACACTCTGTACTTTGCAAATGAAGGGGCACAGTCCAGTTACTTTCTAACACAGATGAAGGTTCAGTTTGCAAATTATACGTACATCAGAAAAGAAAACAAAATTAGAGTGGAAGCAACAGCAGATACGCTCTTTGACTGTAACTATATCATGTGGCAGAACCCATCATTCGGTGCAAAATGGTTTTACGCTTTTATCATTGATGTAGAATATCTCAATAATGAAACGGCAGAAATCACATTCGAAATTGACGAAATGCAGACATGGTATTTTGGCTACACAATCAAGCAGAGCTTTATTGAAAGAAACCACACCGTTACAGATGTAATTGGCGATAACCTTGTTCCAGAGAATTTAGAACTTGGAGAATATATTTATAACGCTCCAACGAAATCTGAGTTCTTCGGTTCAGCAAATTCTAAATATGTGGTGGCTGCTACATTTGATAAGCAGTTAAATCCAACAGGCGGTAAAGAATACATGGGTGTTTATTCCGGTCTTACTTATAATATATTCGACACGCCTTTGGAAGTAAGCAACTTTATTGATGATGCAACAGCTGATAACAAGAGCGAAGGGATTATAGGCATCTTTGTTATGCCAGGCGCATTTGTCACAAACGATAATAGTGCCAAGTTGAAGGCATTGCATTTTACACCTTCATTATCTAATATTGATGGGTATGTCCCAAAAAACAAAAAGCTCTTTACCTATCCTTATAACTTCATTTATGCCACGAACAATGCAAGAAGTGAGGTAATGTACCGATATGAGTTCTTCGAAAAAAATCCTGTGACTGGTAATTGCGAGTTCTCAGTAATTGGTGGGTTGAATAACTCCCCTGAGTTCCTTCTTGTTCCAAACTCTTATAAAAATGTACCAATGAACTATACGGAAATGCTGGTATTAAACGGACTTCCTGTTTGTTCCTTCTCAACGGATACCTTCAAGGCATGGTGGGCGCAGAACAGTGGAACATTTGTGGCTGGTTCAGTTGCTAAAGCTGTCGGAGCTGTAGGTGTAGGGATAATGGCTGGTGGACTTCCGGGTAGCCGCCGTAGCCAGCATAGCGGCAGAATATGAAAAGCATGCCAATTTACCTCCCACTGCAAACGGTGTGACAAATGCCAACGTTTTATGGGCCGCGAATGCTTTTGATTTCTACCTGTATCCTTGCCACATAACGAAAGAGTTCGCAATGATTATAGACCAGTTCTGGTCAATGTATGGATATCCGATTCATGAAGTTGGGATTCCTAATCTTAGTGCAAGGCCACAATGGAACTTTGCAAAACTTGTTAACCCATGTATCACGGGAAGTATCCCTGTTAACTCAATGAAACGCATTAAACAGGTGTTCAGTGATGGTGTGACTTTCTGGAAAAACCCAGCTAATGTAGGGAGATATGATTTACCAAACGAAGTATAAGGAGGTGAGTAATTGAAAAATCCTAGAAAACAACGTAACTTTTGGGAGAGTAAGTATTTAAATGACAGAGCTTATATACACTGGTATGATATGCTTACAAACCTTGCTATCAGCATGTTTGAATGGAAAGGTCTTCCTGATTCTGTAGACCCGCGATTCTTAGAGCTTGCACTGTTCGCAGATGGTATGGCCATCTTCTTTAAAGATGAAGACTTAAGTGATGATTATAACGGGCAGTTCTTTGCATTACAGACAATGATAGGCGGAAGACTGGATGTTTACCGTGTTCCAGATGAAAGAAGGGCTTATGCCACAAACGGATACAATAGAAGACTAGATTCAAAAGACAGTGTAATCATATTCAACAATATGACCAGAACAAACTGCCTTGCTGATATAGAATATTTTGCAAGAAAACTTTACGAAGTTGACAGAACGATTGATGTTAACGTCAAGGGGCAGAAGACACCAATTGCAATACTGTGTGACGAGAACCAGCGTTTGGTAATGAAGAACTTGTATGCCCAGTACGATGGAAACGAACCGTTTATATTCGGTAGTAAAAACTTAGACATAAAAGGGATTCAAGCAATTAACACAGGTGCGCCGTTCGTTGCCGACAAATTGCAGATGCTCAAAACACAGATATGGAACGAAGCACTAACTTACTTAGGAATCTCTAACGTTAGTACCGATAAGAAAGAACGATTGGTGAGTGATGAAGTAACGATTAATACAGGAGCTACAGCAGCACAGAGATATACAAGACTTAATATGAGAAAGATGGCCTGTGAAAAGATTAATCGAATGTTCGGACTGAATGTATCAGTGGAGTACCGGGAAGACTTACCTCTAATGGAAGAAGCTGGTGTGGGTGAAGTTGAAGAGGGAGGTGAAGCGGATGAGTAGATTTACTACTGAGGTAAGGTATATCTGTGAAGTAAACGCTGGTCTTACTGAAAGTCAAGGTTTCGGTAAGATACAGGAAATCATACAAAAGGCTATCCCTGGTGTGTTTAACTTCAACTTCCCTATGTTTGACGAGAATTACAGGAATGTGCTTGAGACAAAGATATTGACGCACTTTTACACAAGAGAAATTGCTTTCGAAACAGTGGGACTATGGCAGTTGAAACTTTACACAAAGTTGAACGAGATTATGCCTTACTACAATCAGTTGTACAAGAGTGAGTTATACGAATACAACCCTTTGTATGATGTAGATATTAAGAGAGTTCACAATGTAAAAGCGAATGGAACAGAAAATAAGACAGGTACAGAACAGAGAAATACAAACAATACAGAACACACCATGACAGATGGAACGTCTAAGAATACTAACACTGTTACTGGTAAGCAGTTCATGTCAGACACGCCACAGGGGGCTTTAACTGATATTGAAGCCGGGCGTTATATGACTCAGGCAAATATCAACAACGACAGCATTGTGAATGATGGGACAATGGGTTCTACAACTGACCACGATTTCAACTCAGATGCAACAGGTAATACAAGTGAGAATAGGGCTTTCAATAACACAGAAGATTATTTAGAGAGTGTTCAAGGTAAGCAAGGGTCAGGTAGTTACAGTGACATGATATTAAAATTCAGAGAAACTTTTCTGAATATTGATATGTTAATTATTGATGAGTTGGAAGAGTTGTTCTTTCAGCTTTGGGATTGATAGGAGGACAATTTTATGGTAAACGATGGAATTGGAAACGGAAACTTCACGGCATTAAAACCGTTTGCTTTCTGGACACAGCATGTGTTACCATTAGTGTATGGTGACGAGATTAGTTACATGGAAACGCTGGGGAAGATGAGGGATATTCTGAATGAATTGATTAAAAACAACAATAATCTTCCAACGTATATTCAGCAGATGATTGAGGAATATATTTCAAGTGGAGCTATTGAATCGGTTATTGATAAGATTCTTTCTAATTTTATCTTGAATGTTAAGTATCCTCCGACGGGTGTACCTAAAGCTAAAGGGGATGGAACGACGAATGACCATGACTCTATACAGGGGTGTATTGATTATGCTGCTGGTTTAGGCGGAGGTGTTGTATATTTACCTGCTGGAAAGTATTTAACCAGTTCGTTGGTTTTAAAACCGGGCGTCACACTATTAGGGTTTGGTAGGTATGCTACAAGCTTGAGTCTTGCTGGTGGGGCAACAACGCATCTGATTACAGGTACGGTTAGTGATGCTGGACTGTTGAATTTAACCTTGAATGCAAAGATGAGTTCTCAGGTAAATAGAGTTGATGCCGTGGAATTGGTTGGCAACCATATTGAGATTAGAAACTGTATCGTAAAAGATTGCTATACTTCGATTAATGTACAGAAGACAGGCAGTGCTATTAATATCTGTGATGTTATTTGCGAGGTGGCCTCTGATGCTTGCCTGAGAATTGGGGGCACTGATGGTGGACTGCTGGTGGATGGACTGGAAATGACGGGGCTGTCTACTAACTTAGGTGTGGCTTACATTGTAACTGATTCGAATGGTGATATTTATAGGAATATTAATATTCATGGTACGGGTGCGCTGGGGATTGATGTTGCTGGAAGTCAGAACTATTTTGACGGAAAGATTAGTGGGGTTACGAAGGATTATGAAGATTTAAGCGGTGACAATACTTTCGAGCTGTTTGGGAAGTCTAGTGTAAAGAATTATACTAATGATGTGGTTGAAAATGCGAATGCGTTTTCTCAGGTGGCTACTAATGGGATTGAGAGACAGGGTGAGAATATTAGTGATAATTCAACTAATACACATACGATTAACGCAAAAGATGTTGTACTGAATCCGACTAACCCTTTAACATACAAAACACCTGTAAGAATTAATGATTTCTTTAAAGCTGTACCCGCTAAAGATGCATCGGGACTTAATTATAACTTACTGGTAGAGGGGGCAAACTCTAATATAGTGGGTAGTTATGCCACAGTTAATGACCTTATTGCTAGTGACCCAGAGGAAGGTAGTTTTATAGTGCAGGGTTATTATACAGCAGGCGATAATATTCCATTGATTTATAATATTACTACGACTAGTAGCCCTGCTGGTGTGACTTTAAGCGGAGGTAGATATGCTGTCCCTGTTTTGACTGATTTAGTTACACCTGAGACTTTTGGAATTAGGCATACACCTACAACAGCGCAAATAACTGATAATAACGCTAAATGGAAAGCGTTTTGTGATTTTGTTAATACTACTAACGGTATTGATGTTAAATTAATGCCATATGTTTATACTGTATATGAGCCTTTATACTTTCTTAATGTTTCTGTTTTCGGAACGTCTAAGGTTGGTGTAGCTGGTTATGGTGATGGCTGGTCAGTAATAAAAGCAGGGGCTACAATGCCTGTAGTTGGTAATACTACTTCTCCTAACGGTATAACAAGAAATAAAAGTTGCGTTGTATGCATGGAAGGTACTTCCCTATCGGCTCACATTAAGTTTAAAGATGTCATTATTATTGCTACTGGTTTTGCTTATGCTGGGTTATTTATAACTCAATACAATTACCTATCTATAGAAGGATGTACCTTTGTGGGTGGTAATACCAGTTGTGTAGCGTTTGGAATTTTATGGATGAGTAATTTTAAAAACTGCACAGTTAAACCAAACCAATCAGTGCATGCCTTATTCCTTGATACTAGTTTGGGGTCGACGGCACAGGGAACATCTTTAGTTTTTGAAACTATTCATGTGGATATAAATGATAATATATGTACAAGTGCCTATGATTTCTCAAAACTTAATTATTCAACTTTAATTTGTTGCGGTTGTGACCATATGACAGCTAAAGGTACACCGTATAAATTTAATGCAAGCTATATAACAATGGAGTCTTGTGCTTGTGAATTTACCAGTAATTCTCCTATAGCTTCTTGCGTCGATATAACTAATGGAAATACAATAATGAATAATTTCGTTTGCTACTCAAATTCTTCATCTATAGATATTGACGTTTTTGCTAAAGTAAGTGGTGATAATACTGGTCTTACAATCAACGGTAGACACTACCCTTATTTTTGCAAAAAAATGTTAGATTTAACAGGTGTTAGCTATATGGCTATTCATTTAAATATTATGAACCAATTTTCTACATTGGATTATATAGCATCTTCATATCCGTCTTATGGATTTATAGTTTTAAACGCACCTGAGACGGTAGGGTACGTTAAATTAGCAACAAACGCATGGCAAAAAAATTCACTTGTTCCAGTAGCCTAAAGGAGGTTAAATATGAGTAATTATAGATTTATTATGAGGACAGAAGACAGTGTTGTTAGTAATGAAGGTGGAAGACTAGTTATA